CGCGGGTCTCCTGCGGATACGCCATCGTTACAGTCCCATCTTCGCACGCACAGTATCAGCGCTGTGGTGACCAGACAGGCGGTAATCCCGCCGGATACCGCTCCGGCAACCGCACCACGCGTAATGCCCCCTGAGTGGCTTCCTGACGGATGACATCCATCCGGTCACCCAGTGTCTCCATCTGCATTTCAATGCGGTTTAAATGACTTTTAACACCGGTTAAAACGTCATTTTTTTTACCGTTGCGGGCGCGTTTCTTCATGACTGATTTCCTTGTTATTGAACGTATTAATAAATTCCCCCGTATCAGTACGGCGGCAGATAACCCCGGTCTGCTCTGCCGGGTGCGGTCACGGCGGCATACTTTGCGCAGCGCAGACCGGTCAGACCGGGCAGAACCAGAAAGAGTAAAAGACATAGTCAGCGCAACAGCCACGGTTATCAGCAGCAGGGTGTAACACGCTGCGTTATCGCGGGAACGTGCCATTACAGGGTCTCCCGTCTGCATTCGCGGACAACATCACGCACATAATCCTGTAACCCGCTCAGCTTTGCCCTGTCGGAACGGATGCCGGTTCGGATATCATGAATAATGAGTCCAGCTTCTCCGGAGAGTCTGACGGCGGCTCCATCATCCATGCCGGAGGTGGCGCGATGGTCGCCTGCGGTGAGCTGACAGGTTGCAAGGTCGGCGCGGGCGAACTGCAACCGGCGATTGCCGGAAGCAAGATCAGCACGCAGCTGATGATTACGGTTTTCCTCATTACGTAACTTCTCCGTGTAGGTCTTATCCAGCGCCTGAACCTGCCGCTGTGATTCAGACAGTCGGTTCAGGGCGTGCTGTGTGTCCGCCTGAGCCTTATCAGACACGGCTTTCAGTTCGTTGATATGGCGCTTTTTCAGTTGTGAAATATCCCGCTCAAAGGTGTTTTTCATCACCCGGTAAGATGCGGCTGCGCCCGTGGTGAAAATCAGCAGGATACTGATAATGACCAGCCATACCGGTGGTGTTTTCCGTGGTAACATGCTCATGCTGCCAGCACCGCCACCAGCAGAAACCATCCCCAGCCCGGCATACCGTTCAGCGCCAGAAAAAACGCGGAAATCAATGCACATAACGCGATAAGATTCATTTGCAGTTTCATTTACTCAGCTCCCAGCACAGCAGTTCGGCTTCCTGTTCACGGCGCAGTACCTGCCCGTAACAGTTGTTGGAACGGATACGGCAGTCTTTGCCGCCGTCGAAAATCCAGCGGGGGATCTCTTTGCAGGCACCGGCAATATTTCCCGCATTCAGTTTTTATAAAACGTGGATGAAAGCATTTTCCGGGGCCGATATTGTAAGGACAGAAAGAGGCAATCCCGGCAATCTGGGGGGCCGTTAACGGCACGTTCACGTTACGTTTTACCCATGCAATCGCCTTGTCACGCTCAACGGCATTAAGCCCGGCACACTGTTCCGCAGTGAGTTTATCCCCCGGTTTTACCGCCCGGCCGTCAATCCGGGTCACACCACGGCAGATAGTCCAGATACCGCCGCCGTCAGGGTAAGCGGTGGTGACGTTGCCTTCCTTTTCATCCAGAAACTGATCAAGAATGTCATACTCACTGGCTCCCCCGGCAATCAGTGCCACGACTGCGGCGGTAAGAAAACCCCGTCTGATACTCATGTTATAAATCCTTCGGGGAACGGGCGGATGCCTGATCAGGGTGGTGACAGCCTCTTTTGCGCTGTCATCCGCCGGATGATTAATCAGATGCTGCACGCTCATTTCCAGCAGGCGGGTACGCTTCAGCTGTTCCCGCCTGTTCAGGCGGTAAGTCAGGATACCGAGCAGCGAACTGATAAAAACACCGATTAAAAACCCCATGCGTACAATGACAGCCCACTGAGGACAAACCCGGCACCGGCGAGCCAATAGGAGACACGATCATAAATGTCACCGAAAATATTACCCATGCGACTACCTTGTTGTTTTTGTCCGAAATAAAAAGGAACAGCGCTCATCGTCACCTCCGCATGAGGCTTATATTTTAATCTTTCCAGGTGATGGCTTTTACCGCCCACATCTGAGCATCCATAATGCGGCGTATAGCTTCGTTATGTATCATCAGAGATTCTTCTGATGTCGCTCTCTGAATGCTGTCATGGATTAAATCAATTGTGTCAGCGGCATTCTGTTTCACGGCATCAACCATGATATTTCCGCCGGGATGAAAGCGTATCCCGACTAATTTTTTACCAAGGGTAATATTTTCAGGCATAAAAGCCTCCTTACTGAATAATTAACACCCAGTGGTGATAATGTGTTTTAAGGGAATTCAGTATAGGAGCGGACACGTCTGGGGAGCAGTTGAGAGGGTTCAGCACATCCCGGCAAAACCCGTAAGGGGAGATCAGTGTGGCATATAAAAAAGGATAATATCAACCAAATAACCCGGGCTGAACGTCTCCCTTTTGTCCGGTGCGGGCCGCTATCAAATCCCATCCTATACGGTCACTAAAACCATATTTAGGACAGAGCTGAGCCATTGCCTGCCGCCCGGAATATCCGTTCTGACAGAGTAAATCGTATTCTGCCAGGAATCGCTGGTTACGCAGTATGCGGAAAGCTTTATCACAACGCGGAATATAAAAGGCTGCATTCCCGAGATAGTGCATCAGCTGACGACATTCATTCTCTGTGAATACATCTTTAAGAAAGCGGTATACACCACCGCTGCGGTCTTTTGCATGGCCCATCTTAGCGGACAATGTGACACCGCCGAAATGACTGATAAGTTTTGTGGTTAACGGATACCCGATGGTATCAGCCAGGTCCTTTACGGACTGCGGCAGCAGAGCGCTGACGCTTTCCAGCTCACGATGATTAAAACTCTGTGACATATGCCCCCCGAAATAAAAACACCTCCCGATGCGGAAGGTGTTCAGTATTTCAGGTTTTGGGCGTGGTGACGTGTTGAAGGGGTTCAGTGGTTAAATGTCGTCTTTAAGTCCAGTACCTTTGGTGTTGTTCGATTTTGTTGTATAGCTGGGAGATTGGTACATTAAAAATGTTTTTGGCTTACCATCCACGAGCTGAATCCCCAAAATAACGGTCTTGTTGTCAAAATAGAGATAAACCACATCACCCTTTGCGAGGAGTTCTTTAGCGTTGCTGTTATCAGGGGATACGGGTTCACCATACTTTTCTGTCAGTGCATTTACCAGCACTTCAGGGTAGAGGTTTGTGTGTATCAAAACCCTTAAAAATTCACCATTAATAAATTCAAAAGTTGCGGTTGTCTTTTCATTGTTAAATAACAAATCGCTACATGAATAAAAGGAAAATGCATTTCTGCTGGATGTTTCTTTCAGGCTGCATATTTTACTTGCCTTTACAGTCTGATAAGAAGAACCAAATTTCACATTTTTATACCCATCAACAGCCATCGCGCTTGCAGCAGTGAGTGCTAACACAAGTCCTAATAAATATTTCTTCATGCTTATCCTCAAAATAAAGTATGTTGTTCTGAGCCAAGGATACCAGATTCTTTATAACGGGATAACAAATCCCACGCATGGCGATCACTGAAACCGTACTCAGGGCACAGTTTCGCCACCGCTTTCACCGTCGATAATCCCTGTTCAGATAATCTTCCTATATCCCGAATAAACCGCTGATTCCGTACCTCACGCATTGCCGCTGATGCGTTCGGGATATATATTTCCATCCCCGCAAAATGATTATTCAGCGTACCGGCGGCATCCCTGCCGACGATACCCGCCAGTTGCTCAAGGCGTTAAGACCGGCAGGGTGCAGACCCTTCACAAAGGTGAACGTCGTGCCGCCGAACGTATCAATCAGTTTCAGTGTTGCCGGATAGCCGATTAAGGCTGCAATCTGACGCAACGTGTCCGGCAACAGATGTTCCACTTTTTCAAGGTCTGTCATGCTTTTGTTCTCCGCCGTTTCTGGTCAATAGTCAGCGCCTGCATCAGCTTTGTCAGTTCACCGTGATCGAGCCAGTCTATTTTCTGGCGGTTAAACATGCGTTCAGCCATTGATTCCGCGTATTCCCACGGGCGACCGGCATCGGCAAGCAACGCCTCAATTTTGTTCAGAACCGATTTTTTGATACCGGAACGTTCGGTTTACGTCCGTATTTCTTCGGGCTGCGGCGGGGATACCCCTGCGCATGGAAGTAATCACGGACAGTTCCCAGCTCATCCGGCGTCAGTTTGGTGGCGGAATCTTTACCCGTCAGGCGAACCAGAACCCTGCGGTAAGTCTCATCATCCATTTTCAGATACTGCTGAGCGGCTTTGATAATACCGACCTGTTTTTTAGCATTGGGCGTTAACATATTATTCATCCTCAATGTTGGCGTGACCGGTCACGCTTGTCAGATTCAGTTTCCGGCAGTCACGGGTAAACCAGCAGGCGGAATCGCCTTTAAATACGCCGTTACAGCCTTCCGGTAATTCATCATTGCAATACGGGCATTTACCCAGATTTGCCTCCTGACGTTTCAGCCGCTCAAAATCGCACAGCAGCAACAGGGCAATCAGTTCATTACGGTCATACGGATCACGTCCGGGGTTACGGTGATGGCGTATATAGTCCAGCATGTCGTTTTCCTGTTCATTCAGTGCGATTTCATGCCGGTACAGGCCATCCTTCTGCTGATTTTTACGCTGACGGCGCTTGCGTACCGCTGCCGGTGTTATGGCTTTTTTATCTGTCATAGCACCATCCATTTTTGCCGGTCACCAACTGTCAGACCTTCAATGCGCCGGAACTGGCGAACCAGTACCGATGCTTTACTGAAATACGGCATGTAATATGTGTATTTCTCCTCAATATTGGGAATGACACGCTTGGCCGCCCGTTTACCGTATGCTTTCTGCAGTTCCTTAATACGTTTCGGTGAATAGAGCGATTTGGTGCGCTTATGCCAAAACAGCTCGCATAACGGATTAAAATGATCACTGTCGGGGATACCCCACGCACAATGCGTTTTCCCGTTAAACCAGACAGCCAACACTGTTTTTCCTTCACCTGCACTGACCCGGGTAACGGCAATCTCAGTATCCTGATACTGAAATTTAATGACCACGTAATGGGCCTTTAACGACTCCTCAATCCCGGCCCACTGTTCTTTTGTGATTGACATCACTATGCTCCCGTATCAGTCGTATTTCTGGTTTTCAGGACGCTGACGGCATTCCGCAGCACTGCGCCGCTGATACCATGCGGCCCCGGCAAAGCCGGTGATAACACCGGCAATAAAGCACAACAGACTAATCATCAGTAGTACCCTCCGGCAGCGCACCGCATTCACATTCACCACTGATAAGGCGCAACAGACTCCCCGGGGCACCTGCGGGACTGAGACAGCTGATATTCATCTGATATACCTTGCCGCGATAACTGATATCCGCAATATCATTTTGATATCTGTTATTTTCCCCACCTTGTTTGAATAACAGATTTTGGTATGTGAACGCGCCGCTTTCATACTCCGCATAGTGAAGCTAACTTTATCACCTGCATTTACAGTCAGCTGGTCAGCAGGTATGGGCTTTTCGCATACGGGACACCAGTATTTACGCATGATTATTCTCCCTGCTGTAAGCTGCACAGGTAGGCAGGCAGCCACCGCGCAGTTTGTCACTGCAGCTGTCGCACATATCCGGCTCATTAAAGGCCGCGCAGACAGAGTTAGCGGCAGCGCTGATGGCAGCCAGCTGCTTTTGACTGATTTTGATCCCGGGGTACTGTCCGGCGATTTCCCGGCAGACAGAGGCAACCAGGCGAATCTGATTAATTCTGCTCATGATGATTCTCCCTGACGCAGAGCGCCATCGTTCAGCTTGTTTCGGCAGTTATCACACAGATTTGTATGTCCGGTCATGACCGATTCGCACAAAGCGTTAGTGCTGGTAGTACAGATGCAGCTGTCACAATTGCAGAGCTGAACGGCAGGAGATCGCAATTTTTCAGCAAATGACCGGCAACGGTTGATTTCATCACGCAGAGTGATGAGGATGCCAGTGTCACAATGGTATTCCGTCAGGGCATCGTAGATATCCTGAATAGAATCAGCCAGCTTATCTACACCCTGAGCCTGCAGTTCTGCGATATATGCCTCTGTAGGACGGATATCATCATCACTGATTGTTGCAAATACCGGCTCACAAAACGCACCCGTCCGGATGCGCGAAATATCAATCTGAGGCGTCAGCGCGGTAACCGGGCGGACGTAACAAACCGGCTGGGCGGTGATCACAAATTTAGGCTGTTTCATCGCATCAGTTGAATTGTTGTTCATATTGAAATACCTCATTGTCAGGATTCAGGCGTAAGGGTGACCTGACGGGTTTACGCCTGAATTTAAAAGTGATTATTTTTAGGGTGTTACGTTATTCAGCAGTTTAATGAATCAATATCGATGTAACCTGGTTTAATACTAACTTTCACAATAGTCCGGTCAGTTTCATCAATTGCCCGGCATAATATTTTTGCCGGTATTCCGTATACAGAGTTCACCCGACATATAAGATAGGTTCCCACTGCGTAACGCTCATTAAACTGCTTCGCTGATAACCGGGACATAACGGCCTCCCGCTGTTTTGGCGCAAAACTCAGCGCGGCGTTCTGCCCACTGCCGGTTTCCTTTTTTCAGCCAGTCGTGCTGCATCCGTCCAGTTACGCCCGGCTTCCTGATAATGACCATCACGCTCTGCGTTGGCTGCTGTTGTTGCATAGTGCTTAAATGACATCTCACACCCCCGCGATATCAAGCGAAATCGGCACATACTGGTCACTGTCACCGACACGCTCATAAAAGCGGACATACTGACGGCTGCCGATAACCTGAACAGCTTCCCCGATAGCTTCCATTGCTTTTATCCAGCGGGTATCCCCGATATTCAGACGACGCAGAGACAACACCGCACCGGTATTAATATTGCCTTCTTTATCCACTGCAAACGCCTGGTCAATAATAGAATGGATCTCCGGTCTGGCACCCTGAACCCAGTCCTTTAAACATTCATCAATCAGGGCCTTAGCTGCCTGTAAACGTTCATCAAAAGCGATTCTGTCCTGAACGGCCAGCTGAATTTTGTAACGGCCATCATAAGAATACAGAGTAACGTTGCCTTTTTTACCTCCGAGGCTGATGTCATACTGCTCTGCAGACAGCTCTTTAAACGCCTGAATATCACCAAACGCGGCAAGTTTAAGCTGACGCAGATATTCACTCACCTGAATAGCCTGCACGACCAGATCGCCGACCAGCGCATCACGCTGGATATCGATCTCCCGCAGTAAATCGACCGGGGTTAATGTGCGTTTGGCATCCCGCCAGTAACCGGCCGGGACTTCATGCTGAGTAAACTGCTTCGGATTAATGGACATATCGGGTTCCTTTTTTGTTGATGGTTTAGAGTCGTTCAGCAAACGAATTAATTTATCTTTTAAATCTTCAGCAATACGTAATTCTTTACCGGTTGACTGTTCCCCGGCGGCTTCAGCCTCAAAGCGGATGCCGCCATCTTTTTTTTCCGTGATAACAATAGTAATTTTTACAGACATACACGTCCTCTTAATGAACAGATTCAGACCAGTACACACGGCAGCCTGATTCGTTAAATACTCCCTGACGGGCACCGGAAAGACTTTTACTGAGATACTGATAAGAGGCCTTACCGCTGCTGATTAACTCATCACAGTAACTGTGACGGGCAATATGGATGCAGGCTCTGCCGCAGCGGGCCACAACACTCAGGACAGATATGCCGCGCTCAGAAAGCTGCTGCACCACGGTTTCCGCCTGTAACAGCACTAATATTACGGACTGATTTTTCAGAATTTCCTGTTGTATACTCATCATTAACCTCTTAATTAATCAGCATTTCAGCGAAACCGGTCACCATCGCCACATCAACCGGACGCTGGTTAATCTGACTGCCGCGCGAGACACCGCGCAGTAACTTAAACAGCCGCCGGGCATTGCCTTTGCATACGTTGAATAACTCGGCGAAAACCGCCTCATCCTCAATTTCCGGCAGCAGTTCGGTGATGATCTGCCGGATATCATCCTCCGGTAACGCATCCCCCATCGGCAGGGCAAAACCAACGCGGCTGTAAAGCTGCTTATACTCACCGCGCTTGCCTTTCAGGTTCAGGATAAGACGCGGCATACCGGCCAGCACAATGCCGACCCCCGATTTATCATGAATACGCCGCAATGTTTCCAGTGCCCGGTAAGGCAGATTTTCAGCCTCATCAACCAGAATAACTTTGCCCGAATCACGCAGCGCCTGGATGATGGATTCGCTCAGTTCGTGCATGTTGCCGCGTTTAGGCAGCCCGAGCTTATTGCACAGCTCCTCAAGCACCACACGGGCCGTGTATCCGGGGTCTGCCTCAATCAGCACCGCACTCAGATTGTCGGCAGCGTACCGGCGCATAATCATGGTTTTACCCATTCCCGCATCACCGTAAATAACGTTGATATCACCGTCCAGATGCGCCATTTTTATCACTTCCATGCCTTTTTTAGCCATGTATGTCGCCACATACACCGGCCTGATATTGCGGGCTTTGGCACGGTCATGCTCACGCTGAATAAACTGGCGGACTTTTTCCTCAACGCCTTTCACATCCCCGTTATATTTGCCGTGCAGATACTGGTTAATCACAGCGGTACTGACCCCCACACCGCGCGATACCTGCGCCTGAGACCAGCCTTTTGCCGCTATTAATTCTGATAATTCACTGACTAATGCCATAATGATCTTCTCCTGTTATTAGTTCCCGGCCTTTCTGGCGTTCAGATGTTCATATTCAACCTGTAAGAACGTGGTGGGTTTGCGTCCTGACGGCACCGGTGATTCAGCCGGAATGAAGCCGCTGAAATCAGGCTGATGCTCAATAACCGGCCGGGTTTCCTGCCGGATAACGTCAATTTTCCCTTCCAGCTTGTTAATCTGGCGTTTTGCCCGCTTCTGTTTCGCCGATTCAACCATACTGAGCGGAACCGCCGCACGGGTGTTACCGTTCCAGAGGGCGGTGCAGATCCAGCTTCCATCCATCCGGTACACATTGATTTCATCCGGGTTATTAATATCAACACCAATCCTGACTTTCTGTCCGTCGTAGTCCGCCAGCTCCCAGGCAAAATAATTGTTTGTGTCAAAATTAATCCAGCCGCGACTGCATGTCCGGATGAACTGCGGTTTAAACATTTCACGCAGTTCCATTTCTGACAGGTATTCAATATCGTCACCCTCCGCAGTCAGTACGGCTTCGCGGTACTGTGCCGGGGTCAGATACCGGCCGTTATACTTCGGTAATTCACTGTGTTCATGACTGTTGTTGTAGCGGTCAACCTCGTACCGGATGGCATCCAGCAACGCCGCCCATGACGGCAGCTTTCGGAGAGCGGATGCCTGACGCGGTGACAGCTCCTTTCCTTTTCCGGCCGCATTGACCGCGGATTCAATCGCGCGGTCAAGCACCCGGACATGTTCACGGTCAGCCCGTTTCCCGTTATAGGTGGCAAAAGACTGCGCTATCCTCAGCGGGATCACGGCGTTAAGCCGCTCAATAATGCCGCGCGCTGCGGGTGCCCGGGAATCCCGGTAATATGCTCACCATCCCCGCTGTCGATACCCAGACGGGAGAAAATCCCCAGCAATTCATCATCTAACATGTTATTAGTCTGACCGCCGCCGTTATCGGAATACACAATCAGCGGTTTGCCGTAGTGACGCATACCGCAGGCATAAGCCTCCGCCACCCCCAGTGCATTTTCTGAATATGACAGGCTCCAGCCGGTGACAAAGCGGGTTCGCGCATCAATAACCAGTGTCAGTTCCGGCGTGAACGGCCGCCCGTGTATCGGGTGAGCCACTTTCATATTCAGCGACTTACCATCAGAGACCCAGCAGCCGTTAACGGGCAGCTGTGACCAGTCACGCTTCTGATACGGCTCAAGCGCTGTCGCTGCTGAGCCGGTGACACGACCACGCAGACGCTCACGTTTCGACATTTTATGCAATGCCCGGCGCACCGCGTCATACCCCGGAGCCGCAGCCAGCATGGCCGGTTCATACTGATAACGGACATCCCAGGCAGCACAGAACTTGCGGTAACACTCCTTCATGCTGAACCCCTGCGGGTCACGCCAGAACACCAGAAAATCAGGCAGCCAGGCAATATGCTCAGGTTTGCGCTTTTCTGATGACCGGGTGCCAGTAGTGCCAGACGCTCACCGCCGTTGCCGGTGGACTGGTAAACCGTGACCCACTCCTGCAGAGAGCGGGGCTGAACCCTTTACGACTTGCCCTTTGCGGGCATTGGCGGCATCAGCCGCGCGTTGCAGATGCGGAGGCAGTGTGCCTTCCCGGGATTGCGCCGATATCAGATTAACCGCCGCTGTTCTGCTGGAACCCAGCCGTATCAGCTTTAAACCTCCTGCGCCAGCATAGCGCGGGCATCAGCAATATCCTTTTGATTGCCGGTCAGTTCGCCCACTTTAGAATCCAGCAGGGCAGGACACTGACGCATAATATCAAGGTCACCCGCCAGTTTTTCGGAACGGGGTGTTTTTACCGCTGCCCGTTCAGCTGTTACCGGCACTTCAGTTTCCAGAGCCTGAGCATAAAAACGGGCTTTGATCACTTCCTGCGCCGCAAGCGGCAGACAGTCGATGTGATATTCAAAGGCTTTGGTGCCCGTTCTCCGCCGCCGGAATGTATCGCTGCCGCCGCTGTATTTCTCCAGACGGGAGCGGATATTTTGCGGTTGTGTCGGGAAGTCCGGTAACCCAATACACTCTTTTGCAGTCAGCCAAATAGACATAATTCACCTGATTACGCTGTTTTAAGGTCAGAAAACCGGGGTAAATCCTGATAGCGGTTCGGCCAGATAACGGCAGGGTCAATGCCAATTGCGTGAGCAATAATCTCCTCCACTCGTGGATAGGAACGGTAAAAACGTTCCGCATAGTTCCCGGTTTTAGGCCGTTTTCAGTTTCTAATGCGGTTAAGTCCAGACCACGCTGTTCAAGAGCTGCATAGATTGCCTTGCTTGACCAGTCATGACCTTCTCGTACAAACAAATATGTCAAATCTTGCCTAGAAAGCTGCATTGTGTGATCCTCTAAGGTTATCGCTTTCGATAATCGAAATAGATTATCGCTTGCATTCAATCTAAGCGAAATAAAATCCGAAATCAATAATTAATTACGGATTTTTCGAAATTAATTTCGTTGGCGGATTTTGATTCGAAAATAATTTATCAATCAGGTGGTTACATGGAAAAGTCCGACAATAGTCTAGAAATGCAGAAACAGATTATTCCAATGGAGGGATTAATCCGATTCCCCGATCGTCTTAACTTAGCTATGAATGGTATGACAAACGTTGAGCTAGCAAGCAAAACAGGACTCACTGAAGCGACGATAAGGAATTACAGAAAAGGGAAAAGCTATCCTCCTCTCGATAAACTTAAAGAGTTAGCTGATGCATGTAATTGCCCGTTAGAGTGGTTAGCAACAGGTTCTCTTAGTGATAATAAAATTCGCAATGACGAAATAAATTTCGATGGCGAGATTCGTGAGCTTGCCACATGGCTTTCCAATGAGGAGAAAGTAGCGCTAATCAGCTTTATAAGAAGAGAGGGCATTAACAGCCTTTTGAGATTAACTAAAACAAATCAGGAGGTAGTACCTAATCGCACCATAGAAGAACAAATCGACAGTTTGCCAATTCGCCCGTTGTTAAAGCAAGCAATAAAGATAGGTTTAGCAAATGGTGGGGAGCATGACAGAGAGATTTTATGCCTTCTTGAAAAAATCAAGTCCTCGAGCCAAAGCGATAATTTAGCTAAGAATAAGGTGGGATGATTGGACCGCTGTTCAGTCGTCCTTTAAATACCGTTTAAACGCTCCTAAAAGATGATCATTAGAATGCAGAATAGAATGCAAAAAAACATAAAATAAATCAATTCATGTTCATCAGTGCAGAATCACAAAACTCCCCGCCAAAGCAGTAAATTCAAGGCGTCCAGCCTAACACAACTCCTTTTTAAATAATGCAATATTGATCACCTCCCCACAGTTTCAGCACTTTAATCGCGGCTTCATGCTCTCTGAGCATTTTGCTGATGGTGCTGGACGGATCTTTCAGGTCACCGATAATACGTGCGCCGCCGACACAGGATTCCACACAGGCCGGTAACAGCCCCGCTTCCAGACGGTGGGCGCAGAAGGTGCATTTATCTGCGGTTTGTGTGCTGTGGTTAATAAAGCGGGCATCGTACGGACAGGCCTGAACACAATAGGCGCAGCGACGCAGCGGGTGTTATCCACCACCACAATGCCGTCTTCACGCTGGAAAGTAGCCTGTACCGGACATACCGGCACACACGGCGGGTTATCACAATGGTTGCACAGACGCGGCAGCAGCACGTTGGTTGTTGTCTCTTCATTGCGGATCTGAATCTGATACTGACTGACACTGGTGCGGAACTGCCCCTGCGGGCTCTGGTTTTCAACAGAACAGCTGACGGTACAGGACTGACAGCCGACACAGCGGCGTAAATCAATCAGCATACCGTAGCGCTTTGACGGGTCACCTTCGCGGCGGGTCGGCGAAAAATGTAGACCTGCCTCCGCCATCGGAACCAGGGCCGTACCTGCTGTCAGGACGCCCAGGTTTTGCAGAAATTTTCGTTTGCCAAGATCCATACTGCTCTCCGGTGTATTTGGAACTTCATTGCTCGTCGTATTCAAACTCAACCAAAAAGGAATAAACATGTTGTTGAGTAAAGGGATATGTCATTATGGGGATTGTAAAAATTGCCGGAGACTTCCCCTATTGTGGTTAACCACATAACGGGGAATACGTTGATCTAAAACAACAGATTTTTCCCAGAAAACTGACACAGGACGCACTGACCCGGGGACACATGCAGATAGCCGCACGCACAGGTTTGCTGACCGCACTGTTATTTCTCACCTCTTTTTCATTTGCCGCACAGTGGACTATCGGAGTGCTGGCACTGCGGGGGGATGCGCCGACACGTCATTACTGGGAGCCGCTGACAGAGCAGCTCAACCGCGCCCTGCCCGGCGAACACTTCACCCTGTTGCCGCTGACGCTGGATCAGATGCGGGAAGCGCTGCACAATAACGAGATTCAGTTTGTCCTCACCAACCCGGCACAGTTTATCCAGCTGGACAGCAACTTTCCCCTGCGCTGGCTGGTTTCCCTGCGTTCGGCTTATGAGCCGGATAACGCCACCCGTAATGTGATCGGCAGTGTGCTGCTGGTGCGCAAAGAGAGTCCTTATCAGACACCGGCGGATCTGACCGGTAAAAAAGTCGGGGCTGTCGCGCCGGATGCCTTCGGCGGCTATTTATTAGGCTATAAAGCATTACGTGATACGGGTATCGATCCGCCGCGTGATTACCATCTTCAGTTCTCGGGGTTTCCGGCCGATGCCCTGCTTTATCTGCTGCGGGACAAGGCGATTTCCGGTGCGATTGTCCCGGCATGCCTGATTGAATCCATGGATAAAGAGGGGCTTATCCACCAGGATGATTTCCGCCCGCTTATCCGGCACGACAGTACCATTCCCTGCTGGACCAGCAGCGAATTATACCCGAACTGGTCATTTGCGGCGGGCAGTGATGTGCCGGACGAACTGGCGGATGAAGTCACCCGGGTGCTGCTGAACAGCCACGGTGAAAAAGCGATGCGCTGGGGGGCACCGTCCTCCACCCGCCAGGTGGAAAATCTGCTGAGGGACGTCAATCAGCACCCGCAGCAGCGTCAGTTCTGGCAGGAGATTATCAGCTGGAGCCGGAAAAACAGCTGGCTGTTAGGTTCGGTTGCCCTGGTTTTTATGCTGCTCGGTATCAACCATGTGTGGATTGCTTTCCGGGTGCGCCGCCGTACCCGTCAGCTGGAAGTCGCCCATTCTCAGTTACAGCGCCAGCAGCAGGATCTGGAAAAAGCTCAGCAGCTCAGTGTGCTCGGGGAGATGGCCTCCGGTTTTGCGCATGAGCTGAATCAGCCGCTGTCCGCTATCCGCCATTATGCCCAGGGCTCGCAAATCCGGCT